GTCCAACGTGGTCGCCAGTTCCTCAATGGTACCGGGAAGTTCTGCACTTTCGCTTTCGGGTTCTGCTTCTACAACTTCTTCAGCAGGTTCGGCTTCGGTCGGCGCTTCCTCTGCGACTTCCTCGGTCGAGTCCAGCATTTCTAGTTCGGGTTCCGTTTCAGGGTGGCCCAAATCCGCGTTAGCGGATGGTTCTTCCTGAAGTTCCGATTGGGTGGCTTCAGGGCCTTCTCCGATTAACTTGGCGAACATTACGCCAGCTTCTTCGTGTGAGACGGGTCCCTGTTCAGGGGTAGCCGCTACCTCATCAGTCATACTTTATTCTCCTGCGGGTTCCAAAGGCTGGGTGGCCCGCTTAATGGACATTTCCAATTCAGCGTCCTTAACGCCCCGTGCGGTCTTCTCAATGAAAAGGCGCAAGCGACGGTAAAGCTGATTGGTTATCCAAACTGTGTGAGCGTCCTCCGGGGTCATATTGACCTGATCGAAGGACTTTTTGATTGCTACCTCGATTTTCTCGAAAGACTCAAGCAGCAACGGATTGGCAAGAAGTTCCTCAGCCTCACGGCCTCTGGTTCGCTTCTTTTGTAGGGAGTCCTCGTCCACTAGGCAGCGGACCCTTCACGCGGGGCAACACGATGCATACCTTTGGGCATGGGCGTCTCTCCGCCGACGTTCAAAGACTCGGTGGTTACGTCACTGGCGGTGTTTGAGCCAGACCGGCGCTTGTCGCTGCCAACCGGCTTGGAATTTTTGCCGCCACCTTTTCCATATTTTGCATACTTCGCCATATCTACTCTCCTTGCGACTCGATTACACCCAATGAACAGTAGCCGCAACTATTCATCGGCAAAAACAAACGCCATCAAGGCGAATGCTCCATTCTCTTCATTCCATACAGAATCAACGATGGAGTCCGTCCCAGCCTGGGAGGAAGACTGTGGACTTAAAGTTCCAAGGACGAACTCCACCAACTCGTTAGCGCCGAGGCCAATGCCTTCGACTTCAACGCCGGTCAGTTTTCCGTCGTCGTCTCGCTCATGTTTACTGTAATGTTCTGTGGTGTGATCTCAGGGGAGTTATCAATAGTCTCCCTAACCTCATGGTGGACTTGGAACTCAGCGCGAGTAATATCAGCCTTCTGCTCTGCCTCAAATCGCTCAATGGCAATCTTGGCCTCAACTTCCCTCTCATCACGGATTATCTGAGCGTCCAACTCTCGGTTCTTTCGGGCGTTCTCTTCCTGAGACTCACGCTCCTTGCGGGCTTGGTTTGCCTGAGCAATCTCCCGTTTCAAGGCTAGATCAGCCGCAGCGGCCTCTGTCTTCTGCTGTTGTTCGATCTGTGCAGACTGCTGCTTCATCTGCATCTCAGCCTGCGTCTGTTGTTGTTTGGCCTGCATCTCGGCCTGGGCCATCTGCATCTTGCCCTGAGCCTCAATCGCCTTCGGGTCTTCCTTCGGCGGAGGTTGCTGCGAACCCTCTTCAGTATCAGGGTCGGCAAAGTAACGCTCGACGGTCTTGCCGCCAGTCTCAACCATGTCCTTCAAGGCAGAGTAAACATGCTTTGGGTAGACCATGCCGCCAAAACCGCCCTGCATTTGAAGAATCTGCTGCTGAATCTGCATCGTCTGTTGGGCAAAGACCGCTTTCTCCTGCTTCGCGCCAGTTCCTAGACCAACATGGATTTCCATGTCCATCCGGCGCTTGAAGCCGCTTGGCTCAATATCAATCCACTTCCCTCTCAGGCGGACAGTCTCAGCCTTCCCCACTTCGGAATGGCGGCGAACCGTGTCGTGCATCTGAGAGAATAACTTCTTCACGCCCTCTGCAAAGAGGCGAGCAACGAGTTCAATCCGCTGTTCCGCAGCGTTCTGAATAGCCGCAATGCCTGTCGCCGTCTTATTCAACGAATTAGCGTCAAGACCTTGATTGTAACGGGTCACGCCCGAACGATTCTCTTTCTCCCCATCAAGAAGTTCGATGAAGGCAAAGAGGTCAGGCATAATGCCCTGAACCGGAATCTCGCGGACCATTCCAGGGTTTGCAGTCCGAACCAAACTCCCCGGACCACGATTTAGGAGGTCGGCAATGGTGTCATCCCCGATCGCGGCTTCAGGCACCTCAATCATCTGATTGTTGGTCAGATAGAGATTATTCAAGGCTCCCCGGAGAAGAATCGACTTGATGATCTGAAGGTCTTCCATGATGTCTGCCATGGAAAACCCGAAGAACTTGTGCGTTTGGGGAATCGGAGAGATGTCTACAATCGGAACAGGGCCGTCCCATTCCTCATTATCCAAGATGGTGTCTGCGTAATTCCCGCCGACGATAATCCGGCGACGTTCCGCGATGCCATCGTTGTCCCAGTCAACCTTAAAGTAGCATTTGGTTATCCATACTTCCCTTGAGGTTTCGTCACCCTCTTGGCCACGCCCATAAGTGGAGTCCTCGTCTTGGTCAAACCGCGCTGTGCGCTCCTCGTTTAGCTCTTGATAGGAATATGTCGGGAGGCCGCGAACCAAGTCTGCGTCGTAACCCTCTGCGATTAACTCAGAAACCGTCTTGCGCTCACGAATTGCTACTAAGTTTGCATCTTCAATGTCAACTGCGCGCTCAGAAATCAGAAATTGGTCGGGAGGAAATACCTTCCACACCATCTTGCCCTCGTTGTATGTGTGAGCAACGGTGATGTCGTGGAGCTTTACCTCTTCACCTTCTGGAACCCCATCCATCAGGAGGGGCTCCTTGCGAGTGGTCTTCTCACGAAGCTCAAGGTCATCGTCTGCCTTGATCTGCATAAGAGCGACTTCAAGCATCTCGTCGGTAAGGCCCTCCATATGCTCCTTCTCAACGCGAGGAGTCTCGTCCCACCAATAAGTCGCAATTCCGTTCTTCAAGAGCAAAGCGTCCTTGAACCATGTGTACATGTTCTTGAAGCCTTCGTTCTGCTTCATAATCACATGGTCCATGTAGTCGGACTCTTGCTCCGCAGCGTCTACATCCTCCGGCCCTACAGGGCTGAAAGTGACGGTCTTGTCCCCGCCAGTGAACATCTTCATCAACGCGGGCATCATCCACTCAACCGTCTCAAAAACATCCCTTGAGACGACAGAGGACCACCCATCAGGGCCTTGGTTCAGTTCCCCGACGTTAGGATTGCCCTTGTACAAGTCGATGGCCTTGGAACGCTGTGTGGTGATCGTACCGCCAACGTGACCAATGGCCCGGTAAATCTCCGAATGAAGCAGACCCCTTAGGGCGTCTTCGTCAATCTTTGGGTCTTTGTTATTCGGAGTGTACTTGCCCATTATCCGCCCCTAGTAAGCCTTTCCGCCTCAGAATAGGCAGATTCTTTGTCGAGGTCCCTCAAGTCAGGCATGTACGAGCCATCCTTGGTCACACCCCACTTCCCGAAGCCTCGGTGCTTCGGTCGGTATTCGATGTTTGGGTTTCCGCGAGGGCCCTTGGCCTCATACGGAGCGCCTTGACCATCGACCATCACCGTCTCCCCAGGAAGAGCCATTCCATCGAAATCAACGTGAGGATCAGGTGTGCCGCCATGAGGGACTGGGGTGTAGTTGCCCGGACTCTCCAAGGCACTGACACGCGCCTCAACGTCCTCAATCCGCTTAATCATGGCGAGCTGCGCTTGCAGACTCATTCCCATTACATTTCGGCCTTCGCGTTGCCCGAAGCCTTTTTGACCTTCACGGGCTTCGGTGCATGATAGCTGTCGATGGCACGCTGAATGTCGGGGGTGATTTCGACCATGTTGATTTCAGAGGCACTTGCCATGCCTTGAATCGCGGCCTGTACATCGCCCACCGTGCGGTAGACCTTCGGTTCGCCCTGTTCCTCTTTAGTCATTTCTTTCTCCTGTAGGCTTTGAGGATTTTCCTCCTCGGTTGACCCAATGCGGGCCGGGTGTACGAAGTCTTTATCTTGGGCATCTTGATCTGCCTCGGGACCCTAGACAATGTTGATCGGCCTGTATGGGAGGGGGCCTGAACCGTTCGATTTTCCGCCCTTGCCAAAGACAGTTCCAGTGCGAAAGGCGTCCGCAGGGTGGCTCGTCCAATCGTGATGGGGCCTGTCCTTGAACATTGCGTTCCTCGCGTCCCATTCCTTGCAATATTGGCGCAGCGCCTCTAATCCGTGGTCCGTCGCATCTCTGTCGAACCAACACCTGCCCAAGACATTCCGAACAGCTTCAATGCCGTCCTCAACCGAAATCTTAGGGGCAACCTTGAAATTGATGCCCAAGTTCCTTGCAACGTCAATTCTCGCCTTGCCCGTTCCCAATTCTCGCGCCCTGATGTCGTGCGGGGCAATGTGAGCCGAGTAATTATATTTCTTCTCAGACGCTCTTTGTGAAAGAACCGAGGCGTAGTGGGCTAATCCTTCACCAGAAGTCTCATAATAGTCGATGAGGTGTATCTCACGGCCAACATACTGAACAAACCAAATCGCGGTAGAATCCCCAATCCCAATGTCCCACCATGTCTCCACAGGATGCTCAGGGTCGTGAGGAACCCCACAAACCCGCCCGTCTTCGAGCGCCTCAGCCATCTGCGGACCATAATATGCCCCATGTAGCGCGGCATCGAAGGAGCAGAAGTACTCCTGCGCGATTAAGTCAGGAGACATCCCCTCTAGGCGCTCCTTCTCGATTTCTTCAGGGGAAAGCATCCCTGTGTCATCAACAGTCAGAACCTCAGAAAACCAATCAGGATTCCGGTTCGCCACCTTCATCAAATCATACCCGTGGTTTCTGCCACGCGGCGTGTAAATGAAGACCGCCCAACCCCCGTTCTCCTTCAAGATGGGGCGAATAAATTCCCATGCTTGAGGATCAGTAAGCGACCACTCCGAAAAGACTACTCCAACAGGATTAGAGCCAACCAAACTATCGTAATTATCAGAGCCAGTAACTTGCCAAATTGATCCATTATGGAATTCAATCTTCATGTCGTCGTTGCGAATGCCCTTGATCGTCGCAGGCTCAAAGGTATCCAACTTCTTCGTGCCGTCCTTGTAAATCCCCTCCCAAATGACCTTCCTGCCCTGCTGTAAGGTAGGTAGCATATGCCAATACGTCCCAACACGGTCAAAAAGGGCCTCGTGGGTCCAATTCATTACCGTCATGTCCTTGCCTGCTCGACGGTGCCAAACCCCTAAAGCACGCTTCCCGCCATTCGCTAAATAAGCGTAAAGCGGGATTTGATAGGGTCGGGGCTTCCAACTCGGCTTCAGTGTTAATTCTGTCATCCAGTCAAGCCGGACAGTGGTGACAATAAAACTTGAACCAACAAGATACTCAAAGTTACCTGACGCTGACGAACCGAGGTATTAGCACCGTACCGGGTAAAAGGAACTTCAGGGGGAAGAACCTCGTCGGCTGCCACTAACTTCTCACGCTTGCTCTTCCTACCCATTAACCCAAAATCTTCCTCTCGCTTAAAACGCTTGCGTCGGTAGGAGTGTCCCCCATTCCAGCTACTTCCGCCACACATCTCAGACCCATCGGCCATTAGAGGCATCCGCTGTCCACCCGACGCAAACTGAATTTCCTTTGCCTTAGTTGTCTCCGGTAATGTCCCTTACCTCACTCGCTGCCCCAAAAGTGCCCTGGTCCGTTCGCTGACGAAACGAAGCCTTATGGTCATACTTGGTAGCAGCATAGCGTAGGGCCGGTGGTAGGGCCTTATCCGCCTTGTTTAGCATCTGCTTTCTCAACCTCTTTCTACTCTTCTTTCTCTTTTTTCCCATCGATTTATCCTGTCTCAAGTACGCAACGGACTCTGCGTAGTTGTCCCTTCGCCAATTTACTAGAAATGGGGATCGGCGGCCAACAACGGCTGCCACTAACATAGGTGACGAATAATGGAAACCAAAGAAGAGAACGAGAAGGCGAACCCGATTGGCGATTGGTTGGAAAATCAGCCTTTGGCCCCAATCGACCGTGATGCACTCGAAGCCCTTCGGGACAGGGCGGACCTTCAGCCCGCAATCAACTTACTTAGGGGCCTAGACCCCGAAACCCTTCAACCCACCAAGGAATTTATCGCTCGCCCTTTGCATCCTAAACTGCGACTTTTCATCGCGGCCATCTTAGAGGCCTGACTTTCGATTGGTTTCGGAGGCCAAACCGCCCAATCCATCCTCAAACCTTCAAACCCTTCCGAAATCCAGCTTCAATATAATCCGGGTCAGCACCAGCAAGATTACAAACTAACCTGAAATCCCTGCTCCCTATCCAACCCATAACAATCCGCGTATCACGCTGCCCAATAAACGGTCGCCGCTTGTCTCCTTCAAAACCTAAGCCGTCGTGAAAAGCCTGGTAAAGAACAGCACACCATAATTGACGCTCCGCATCACCACGAAGTGAATATCTCAAAACCTGAATCCTGAAAAATTATAATCAGAAAAACCCAAAATTATGAAAATTATATATCAGAATCACTAAAGTAAGCCGCTTGCCCGGACCAAAATCGCGCGGCGGTAAGCAAGCATTAATTCTTCCAAAATCACGAAATTAACCGCTCTTTCTACTTAAAGATGTAAATTTGGGTCTTAACCCGTGAATCTGGGCACCTTTACACCCGAATTATACCAAGGAAGAGTATCATAGGTTGTAAATGCCCCGCTGGAAAAAATAGTGTGGGGAAGTGGTGTTCCTCTCGCTTACCTTACCCCGCCCCTCTTTGTCGTTTCGGCATGGTAGGGGTCGGTTTTCACCCTTTGTTCACCCTCTGTTCCCCTTTTGTTCACCCTTTTCCCCAAACGAACGTTCGTGGTTCGCCCTTTGTTCTCTAGGGCGTTTCGCCTTTGTTCACGGTTTGTTCGATTCCGCTCTCAGCCGCTTTTGAGGGCTCGCCAGGCTCTTTCTCCGTTTTCCCTTCGATAACCCCAGGACCAGACACTAAGCGGTTGTCAGTGAGCCTAACGCCCGGACCGAGATCGACAAGATTGATCGTGATCCCGGTGATCCCTTCTGGCAGGCCCAAGCTCTTACCAAAGCCTCGGTCCAGGAGGGCGACACTGGCCGCAACCCGCGCTGACTCTGACCTTCCGGCCCGTGAGATTGCAGAAAGGCTGCGTATGGCCTGCCCAGAATGGCTCCTGGCTAGGCTTTCCAACGCACCCCGCGTCAAAGGTTTCTTTGTTGGCAATGGCTTACCCTGAAAGTTCTACCCGAATCCGCAGTCGAACGGGTAACATTATTGCGTATTTCACTAGCTGTCAGATTGCCTATTGTGTTTGCACAATTAATGATTTAGTCTAGGCATAGATAGAAACCACTAACCTTGGAGTCTCAGAATATGCCCGAATTTGCACACTTAAAACCATACACACGGCCCGATTCATACGCAGGGCCGGATTACTACGATTATTACCCCGTATTGGGGCAGTCCCGCGTTTCCAGCGCCCTAGAACAATCCAACTTTATCTGCGGCCTAGAACTGTTGGGCGGCGAATCGGATACCGTCATAGTCATTCACGATTCCCATTGGGCCGTTGGTTGGGTTGAAACTCTGTACGTTCACAAATCCGATCATGCGCGGCTGTTGATTGCCGACAGAATGCTTGACGATTTGGAACAATACCCCGTTGTAAACGAGGATCATTTTTGCGAACTAGAACACGAACAAGCAAGCGAATATTGGGCGCAAATCCCGGTATCTGAGCGAGTCACCATCATCCAAGAATGGTCGCAAGGCGATTGCAATATATTTGCAGCGCGCCACGATTATCCGCCCGCAGATGGTGGCGTTGAGTCTTATCTGCGGCAAGATTAACCCCAACCTTTAGGAGTCTACCATGCAATCAATTCAGGACAAAGCACTAGCCATACGCCAGATTGTGGCGGGGCTAGTTGATGATGTAGTTGAAACTATCACGGATAGCCCGCGCGGTATCCCCGCCGGGCACTTATATGCCGCGCTTATGGGCTTAATTAACCTTGATACGTTCAACGCGATCATGGCCCAAGCAATCAAATCAGGCAAAGTCGAAAAGCGCGGGGATGTCTACCATGCAAAATCATAACCCCGTTAAATCAGCCCGCCAGGGCATGCGAGTTGAATTGATCACGCGTGCGGTGGCGGATGTCCCCGCCGGAACCTTTGGCACCATTGCGAAATTCCCTGGTGGTATCGGATCAAACCCTAACTTTGTTTTCGTTGATTGGGACAACGGATTACATCGTGGAACATTTAAGCGCGATCTTGCAAAAACAAAGCGCGGGCAACAATTGCGCAGCCTAGGTTAGCCTTTGGCAAGCCCCGTCACGCTGGCGGGGTTTGTCATGGCCTAACGTGGATTTTGCCACCACCAACCGGAAGTTGCCCATGAACACGCACCTCGCTCTTAAGAGTAGAAACGCCAAAGTCGGGCCGATACCTGTCAGCACTACAAGCGCCGATACTTGCCCGGATAATTGCGGCCTGAAAACAAAAGGTTGTTACGCCAAAGGCGGGCCTCTTGCCATGCATTGGGCGAAAGTCGATAAAGGCGAACGCGGTACCGATTGGCAAACCTTTTGTGGCGCCATTGCCGATCTGCCTAGTGGTCAATTGTGGCGTCACAATCAAGCCGGGGATCTACCCGGCACTGGAAATCGGATCAATACCGCTGAATTGTCGGCGCTTGTTATAGCTAACCACGGAAAACGCGGCTTTACCTATACACACAAGCCCATGACGAAAACCAATGCTGGGGCGGTAAAGAACGCCAACAAAGCCGGGTTTACCGTTAACCTATCAGCGGATACCGTGGCGCAAGCCGACACACTTGCCGCGCTTGATATTGCCCCGGTGGTGGTGGTTCTACCAATTGACGCCAAGAGGGAAACCAAGACGCCACAAGGGCGAACTATAGCGACTTGCCCCGCAACCTACATGAACACGAATTGTAAAGATTGCGGTTTATGTGCCCGCCAGGACCGCAAGGTGATCGTGGGGTTTCCTGCCCACGGAGTTTCTAAACGTACAGCCTCACAAATTGCAGGGGCATAGACTAGGTCTAACCACCACCGGGCAATTCTGCCCATAACTTAGGGAGTCTACAAGATGCAAACCATCACCACCAAATATCACGGCGCGACCAACACGCGCGGGTCCCGTATCAGCGCAACCAATGCCGCAGGGTTGCGGGTTTCTATCCCGTACCCAATCGAATTGTCAGGCGATGCTTGCCACGATTTAGCCGCTAAAACTCTATGCGAGAAATTCGGATGGAAAGGCGAACTAATCAGCGGCGGCGCTAAGACCGGCAACGTGTACGTTTTCCTGAAAACCCCGCTATGGGAAGCCGACAGGATTAAGGTCTAACCACCACCGGGCAATTTTGCCACAACCCAAGGGAGTCACGTTATGAAACACATCAGAAAGTTTCCGGCCAACCGTTTTAACGGCGAATCCGTGCCCATGACCGTAAAAGTAACGGCGGAACTAAACTACATCCCCGGCAACAGCGCCCCATATTTTAGCCTAACCATGGACGCGCACCAAACCGGGCACCCGAACCAATGCAAATCAGGCGGCGCGGCACACGATACGATTCTCCAATACTTTCCACAATTTGCCGACATTGCCGCTATGCACCTATCCAATATGGACGGCGCACCCATGCACGCCGAAGCGAACGGATGGTATTGGTTGTCCGGCGCAATGGGCGGATTTGGCGAGGACTACCACGGCGGAAACTCTAAAGGTGGTCACGGCGGCAAGTATCGTGAGACAACCCCGTCCGAATGCCTGCAAATATTCGCGGATCATTGTCGAATCACCATGCGAGAGGCGCGGGGCATTGCTGCCGCAGTCGCTCTAAACGGCGCACCTCGGACTAAATGGGCGCAAATCATGGAAATCATGCGCCCGCGTTGGGAAAGCGAGGCGAAAGCCTGCATTACTAACCACTCGCTTGAAGTGACCGGCGATAAGCGGGCGGCATGAATAACACCCGCCGCGCACACCATATCCTCTCCTACCTATTGCCCGTCATCTTGGGCGTATTGGCGGGAATCGGTATCCTCTTTTCTCTAATTATTGGAGTCTGAAAAATGAACTTTGTTGAACCCGCTATTGACTACATCGCAACCGCCAAAGGTGGCGACCTTGCGGGAATGAGCCAAAACCCAGCGACCTACCCTATCGAAACGCCCCGTCAATTAGCCGTTTGGCGTAACCTTGTTAGAATCGACAAGGCTCTCCACGTAGCCGCCGACAATTTGATTTTTGCCGCCGATACAGCCCCGGCCTACCATAAGTCAAGGAAGCGCAAGGCGTTCCGAGAACTACTTGAGCGCCAATACTTCGCCCACGCGGCCCTTGCCGACATCTATGGGGCTGATACATGGTCAAAATACCACGCCCGCACAACATGGGCAGTCAGGAAGGTCTGAAATGAAATATAGGGAACTGACTAAAGCCGAAATCCGAGAACGCGCATTTGTGATGTTCGGGATGTTTGTGGTCGCCGCCATACTTTGCGCGCTGCCGCTAATTTACTAACCGGGCGATTTTGCCCACACACTAGGGAGTCACCACCATGAGCAAATTTGTGTATCCAACTGAGCGAAATAGTGAACTCGACTTGTGCCTTGCGGAAGAATTTGACATTTCAATAGATGAACTCGACACGATAGCTATTGAAATCGTCGAAAAAATGCGTGTGTGGATGAATAACAAGCCTGGGGTTGCTAAAGAAATCAATCACATGCTGGATTTGGAATAAACAGAGCCAGCTTCGTACTCTAGTACGAGCCGCCAACGACTAACCAACACCGGGCGATTCTGCCCACACAAACGGGACGCGTGGCTGTTTCCACGCATAATTAGGAGTCACCACTATGACACACACACCAGGACCATGGACAGTTGAGCAGTACACGGCCCACGATGCCGCTTTCCGCGTTATGGATGAGCAGGACGTTACAGTAGCTCTTTGCTATCAACAACCCTATGACACTTGGAGCGCGGGCGACAACGCCAACCTATTAGCGGCAGCGCCGGACTTGCTTGCAGCCTTGGAACACATAATCTCGTTTGGCGAGGCTAGTTTGGCAACCACCCGCGAGGCCAAAGAAGCCGTCGGCAAAGCTAAAGGCGAATAACAGAACACCCCACCCGCGACTCCCACGGCTGGCCGGAGAGTCGACAGGCAGCATGCGAAAGTCACCCCTCGTGCGGGATCGGGGCATTATGGGCGAGGGAATGTTGCCAACTCCGGCACCCATTTTAAGCCCCACACAGCGACAACCCCGTTTTGTGGGCCCTAGCTACCTTTCGACACGACCTTGTGCCGTAGGGCACCGTTTCTAGGCGCTCCCTGGGGGTAAAATCACGTTATCGTTTGCCACCATGTCACTGTTGACAACATTAACTAGAATTGTCTGCAAGCGGTCAAGAATCCGCAGTTTCTCAGCGCCCATAAACTCAGGCGTTGGGGCGTTGCCCGTCGCCTCTCGGACTAACAAACCAATAATTTCTATCAACATCTCAGCGCCAACAATCGGCCCAATACCCCGTTCGATCAGGGAGTCTCGGATTAAATCCAACATGCCCTGCTGCCAGCGCGTATCGCCGCCATCAATCAAGGTGAAGGCACTCCACCATGAGGCCCCTAGCCCCTCTTGCCTGCCCAACGTATTTGTTGAACATTTCCGCCAAATCCTTGTCCCACTGATCGTCCGTGGTTATTTCATACCCCGCGTATTTATCGCGGAGCAGAGTAGCCCGAACGGCCTCGCACTTTTCGAGACTGACCCCCGGCAACAAAATCATCTGGCCCGAACTAAAGGCCAACAAAAAAAGGGTTACAGTAGCCACGACAAAACCATACCAGCCATGAGGCCAAACAAGGCTACTTGCCCCGTCCGGTCAAGCCACAAAAGGGTTTTGCGAAGCTTGGGGTGCTCGCTCCGCGAGGAATATATCAGTTTTTTAGACCAAAACAGTAACATCTGTCCACCTTATTTG